AGATATTTTGAAGTAGACCCATATAACTTATAAGAGGTTGCACGGTCAAAAGGAGGTGATACCAGTGGCGAGAGGTGAACTCACGGACAAACAGAAAAGATTTGTAGAAGAATATTTGATTGACCTGAACGCCACACAAGCGGCTATTAGGGCAGGGTATAGCGCAAAAACGGCTAAATCCATAGGTCAAAGGTTGTTGACCTATGTTGACATTCAAGCGGAATTACAAAAAGCTATGAAAGAACGAGAAAAACGGACTCAGATTACTCAAGACAGAGTATTAAAAGAGCTTGCTAAGTTAGGATTTGCTGATATAAAAGACTTTCTGTCTTTTCGGACCGAAAAAACGGTCACGGAACACGACAAGGAAACAGGAGAGCCGGTTATTGACTATGCCCATGTAGTAGAACTAAAAGACTCTGACCAGGTAGACGGCAGCCTGATCTCCGAGGTGCAGCTTAAAAATGGTGAGTTAAAGTTTAAATTACACGATAAGGTTAAGGCCCTTGAAATGTGCGGCAGGCACCTGGGCATGTTTATAGAACGGCAGGAAATCTCCGGAAAAGATGGGGGTCCAATCGAGTTAAGATGCCGTGCTGCCGATCTCACAGATGGGGAAATCGACCAACTCCTGGGGGAATAGCATGAAACTGAGCAAAAAAGCCCGTGCTGAACTGATAGCAGAAAAAANGTGCCGGGAAGCAAAAAAGGGCTGTTTCACCTTTATCGAAAAGTATGTACATATAGAAGACAGGGACTCACCAGAGCTGGCAGTCCCCTTTTTGCTGTGGGAGAAACAAAAAGCAGCACTGGAGATGATTATACATAACCGGCTGATGATTATACTCAAAGCACGGCAGTTAGGATTGACTTGGCTTGCTTTAGCATATGCCGTATGGAGGATGATATTTACGCCTGGGTTTGCGGTTGTGGCTTTGTCTAAGCGGGAGGAAGATGCAAAAGAACTGACCAGACGGGTTACATTTATACTGAGATACCTTCCCAGGTGGATGATTCGACAGAAGGAAAAGGGATCAATGTTTGCCGGCCCGATGTGGGACAGCACGACAATGACGGTCATAATCACACACCCGGACGGAGAGCCGTCAGTATTTACCTCTATGTCAGCAGGACCAGATTCAGGACGGTCATTTACGGCCAATTTGGTCATACTGGATGAATGGGCCTTTCAACAGTGGGCTGAGGAAATTTGGAGTGCTGCATATCCCACCATAAACCGACCTACCGGTGGGCAGGTGATAGGACTGAGCACAGCCAAAAGAGGGACATTGTTCGAGGAGATATGGAAAAAGGCAGTAGCGGGCGAAAATACCTTCACGCCTATATTTTTACCGTGGAATACTGATCCACGGCGGACACAAGAATGGTACGAACAGACGATAAAGGACCTGCCGCGGTCATACATGGCTGAGTATCCGGCTACACCGGAAGAAGCATTTTCAGCCGGAGAGGGGACAGCTTTTCCGGAATTTTCGCGGGAGATACATGTATGCCAGCCGTTTGCGATACCAAAACATTGGAAGCGGTTTGCATCATGTGACAATGGCTACCGTGACCCATTCGCCTGGTACTGGTATGCTGTCAGTGAGGACGGCCAGGTATTTGTTTACCGGGAATATACCCGTAACAGAGAAGACGAACCGGTATATTATACCGACCAGGGAGCAGAATTTATGGTCCGGTCAACGTACAAGGAAATTGATGAAGAAACCGGGGATGTAAAAGATAAAACTGAGGACATCGGATATATTGTTGCTGGACTTGATGCCTGGAACACACATCACCGTGACCAGAGCGGGAAAAGTCTGATTGATTATTACAGAGATGGCGGTATTGAGTACGGATTTATTAAAGCGGTTACGGATAGGGTGTTGAGAAAAGCAACACTACATGAGTATTTAAAGCCGTATGAGTTGCCTGACGGCACAAAAACGGCGAAATTGCAGATATTTTCAACCTGCAAGGGGCTGATTGAGCAGTTGCCGCAACTTTTAGTAGACGAAAAAGACCCCGAAAAGGTGGCAGACGGTGATGATGATAGGTACGACTCCCTGAGCTACGGACTCATTTCCTATCATACTGAAAAGTCAAAACCACCAAAAGCCGAAGAACCACCCATCGCAAAGCGGAAAAACGCCTTGGCAAAACGTGTCACACAGCAGCGGAGGAAACTAAGCTAACTGCCGAGAATTTCTCGGTAGCTCAAAAAGGAGGGGGTATGGCTAAAAATACCTGGTATCACGCACGGTTTTTATGAGACTACCCTGAGAGGGTATGAAAGGAGGGAAGACCCGTAAAAACGATATTTCCAGGTAATGACAACGCACTAATGTCCGGCGAAGAGATTATTAGTGTCAAAGAGAAGGAGGAGTAAAATGGATAAAAATGCTGGAACATCACATGATAAATGGGTACCCACAAATATAAAGCCAAGTTCAGAAGAAATACGTTTACTGGAATTCATCCGGTATTTAGGATGGGGCAAGGTAGAAGTAGAAGTAAAAGCCGGGAAGCCGGTCATGTTGCACAATGTGAGGGAAGATGTGAAGTTAACGGATAGATAGGAGGAAAACCCATTAAAACAGATATTTGAGTATTTGTTTGTATTTGGTTTAGCCTTGTATTTATGTGTATCAATATACTATATTATTGTGATTCTGAAATCACGGTCGTCTGATTGATTTATTTTTAAGGAGGGAAAACCCATGGCGAAGTATAGAAAGAAACCTATTGTAGTGGAAGCTATTCAATGGAATGTACCGGATAAAGACGGAAAAACATTACTTGCTAGAGAGTGTAATGACCATCCTAAAGTTAGACCAACAAGCTATTTGGAAGTGTCTGAGTTATGCGGAACAGCAGGCTGTTCTAAAGAGCCTCCATATTGGGATTGGTCAAGAATGGGCGTAATAGACACACTAGAAGGTAAGCATGTTGTTTGCCCAGGAGATTATATTATTCAAGGTGTAAACGGTGAATATTATCCATGCAAACCAGACATATTTGAGAAAACATATGAAAAGGTGGAGTAATAATATGGAACTGAAACCAGAGGAAATTAGACTAATTAAGTACATTCGCAACCTACAATGGGGCAAAGTTGAAGTTGAAATCAAGGCCGGAAAGCCGGTTATGCTGCACAATATAAAGGAAGATGTGAAGTTAACGGATAGATAGGAGGAAAACCCATGAAAATATTTTTTGACACTGAATTTACGGGGTTGCACAAGAACACAACCTTAATAAGTATAGGCTGTGTGAGTGAAAAGGGACACGAGTTTTATGCAGAATTAATTGATTTTGACAAGTCGCAAGTAGATAGTTGGATACAAGATAATGTTATTGATAATTGCGTAATGATTAATAACGGGCAAATTGCCTATAAGACCACATCACCGGATTTTATAGGCGAAGTGTTTGACGAGTCGAAAAATTATTTTGTAGGAAATAAAGGGTTTGTGGCTGAAAAATTAAACAGTTGGCTCGAATCTATGTCAAGATATTCAGGCGATAAGATAGAAATGTGGTCTGATTGTTTGGCTTATGATTGGGTGCTGTTTAATGATCTGTACGGCCATGCGTTTAATATCCCGGACAACATTTATTATATTCCCTTTGACATATGCACTTTGTTTAAAGTGAAAGGCATTGACCCTGATACTAATCGTGAGAAATTTGCAAAGATAGATGGCAATAAACATAATGCACTTCACGATGCTAAGGTTATTAAGGCGTGTTATGAAAGGTTAATTAAATTCATATAAAGTTACATATAACCCGAATCTAAGAAGATAGGGGACTGAGAGCAGAGAACAGGAATATCCTGTTTTGTGTTCTCGGTCCCCTTTTTGTTTAGAAAAGAAGGTGGTGAGATGATACAGGAATTCAGATGCACCGGAACAAGAAAAGGCGGTACTAAATGCAACCGCCTGCTGGGATATATAGACGGATATGCGGAGATTAAATGTTCCACATGCGGTAAGTTAAACATATTTGACCCGGAAAAGCGTATGAAACAAATAAAAGAACTGATGAAAAACAAGTATTACGACCATACAAAAGTCAGATGAAAGGAAGATGATTTATGGACAGAACCAAAGCACAGATATTCCCCTGCACTATGCGGGGTGCTTTTTGCGATATTTTTAATTGCAGAACCCAGGCTAAATGGTTTATCGGCAGGCCGGATGGACCGTTAGTACCGGATCGGGCCATGAAACTGTGTGATAAACACATCCATGAGGTAATTAAGTCTATTCCGGATGAATTATTGCCGTTTGAGCCGGAAAAAAGCGAAATTGAAGCGGCAAAAGAGGAATTGGCTAAAGAGGAGCCGGTGATTGATAAGCCTAAACGTCCAAAACCATTAAAACGGAGGCGGTAGGTAGTATGAAAGCCACAGACAGTCTCAAAAAAGCAATTGAATCAATAAAAAAGCCGGAAGTACATGAGCTTCCGAAGGAGAAGAAGCCAAATTACGGGAAAATGCCTGATGCAAACAGCTATTATGCTCCTACTTTGTACTTGGATACAAAAGATTTCCCCGGAGTGAAGGACTGGAAAGCAGGGCAAAAAGTACACCTTGCCTTGACATGCGAGGTTACAAACGTCAGCATCAACATAAACGAAACTGCCGGGAAGAAGGAAGAGCACCATTCTGCCGACCTCAAGATAGCTGCCATTTCCGATATTACAAAATGGCAAGAAGCGAGGAGCAAGAAATGACTATCGCGGTGATTGCAGGGCTTCTCCTTTTCCTAGCTTGGCGGGAATATTGCCACGATAAGGAGCGAAAAGACCTCTATAACAGGTTAATGTCGCGTGATATAACCGAATATATGACCACTCAGGATAATAAACCACCTAAACAGCGGAATTTTGTCAAGAAAGGCTTAAAAGATAGCATAAACATGCTGACCGGAAAGGCAGGTGAGTAATTTGTTTGGATTTCTCAAAAAAAAGGAACGTGATGCACCGGAAGAAATTAGACTTGGACAGCCATCTGAGGAAGAACTTGTGTCTTTTGTGGACGATGAATTTAAGCGGAGACAAGACGAAAGACGGCCAATTGAACTTCAATGGCGGCTGAATGCCGCCTTTAAAGAAGGAAATCAGTATATAGACATTAACTCTGCCGCTATGACTTTAGTTGAGATACCGAAGCTATATTACTGGCAGGAGAGAGAGGTTTTTAACCACATCGGTCCTATTGTGGAAACACGGATT